ATCATGTGTGCCGGTACGTTGAAGATTCCGGCGATCATTGAGCGGTTGAGCTTCATCATGTCGATTAGCTGGGCGTCAACCGGGGAAACCGTCAGCGCTTTATAGTCCAGCTCTGCCGGGAGCAGCATCGTCCTGTTTTCCTGGCTGCGCAGCATCGCTGTGGCTTTTTGCCACATTTCTTTCAGTCTTTTCCAGGAGTTGTCATTCAACTCACCTTTTACTGAAACGATGCCCGCTGGCCTGGCATTACCGCTGAAAAAACTTTCCGTATATTTCTGGCCGCTCATACCCATTCCGATGGTTTCAGCGTGCTGCAGTACCGGACTGAGCCCCATTTTTTGATCGTTGCCCAGGGCCCTGACGTGGATCATGTCGTCAGGATTGATGGCGAAGGAGCCCTCTTCGTTATAAACGCCGTAGGTATAGCGCCCGCCGGTGTTCAGCAGCGTTGTTTCCCAGGGCATGCAGGCTTCAAGGCCGGTGACTTCACCGGTTCGCCGGTGGCGATTTATACGTGTGTAGCCGTTACCCCAGCCCAGAATGTGCCGCTGTTTCAGCTCCCGCCATTTATAGCTGGTCTGCCAGGCGTTTGGTTCATCATGAACCAGGTAAAAAACGGGGTGATCGCGCGCGGTTTCAACCTTTTTCCCGGTGCGCCGCATAACGTGCAGGGGCATCTGCGCAACATTGGACGAAATAACGTAAATACAGGCATACACCGCCGCCAGTTTCATTGCCGTCCGGGGATTGACGATCACATCACCATTAAAAATGCCGTCATTTTCGGCGGCTTCAACGGTTAGCGGTACCGCGGGGTTTTCCAGCGAGTTACTTCGAAAAATGGCGTCAATCAGCATGGTTTTATTCTCCTGGCCGCCAGTAACGCCCACAACAGCAGGCCACTACCACCAGCCATAAGAGCTACCGCAGCGCCGAATTTGAGGTAAATGCCGCCAACCAGCGCGCCGAAGCCAGCCAGCCCGGCCACATCGATAATTAGTGATTTCACAGGAATAACAGTTCCTCATCAGGATCGAGGTTAGAAAGGAAGTCTTTAGGCTCATTCAGCATCGCGCGGCCAACACCCATCATCAGACCAACAGCGCCATCGATTTTGTTGCCAGCACCCTCTTTCACCGGACGCACAACATCATCACTACCCGGTAAATACTTGCCGACAACGTTAGAAATGCACCAGGTCATCAGCGGATTACCGTCATGATGGAAGCGGCCAGCAGCGATCGCAGCCTCAATCTCTCGCATCGGGTCGCTCATGTTGGTGTAGTTCTGGGTGATAGTGACGGGCTCAAGCCCTTCATCCTGCAACATATGGGAAAGGCCGGTGGCACCATAGGGGTCAATCGGGCTCGCCGCAATTTTCACCGTCTCCCGTAATTTCAGGATCGCTTCGAGAATAAGGCGGTAATCCACTTCTGCACCGTCAGATGGAACCAGAACCCCCTGGTTAACAAAGGACTGGTAGCGGTCGGCGATCGTTTTTAACGCCGGGTCCGTAGCGTAGACGGTATCTTCCGGCACCCAGAAAAGAGGCGAAACGCAGTAGTAATGGCTAACCCCGTCGATTTCGCGACGGAACACTGGCACCACGGCGTTAAGGTCGAGTTTTGATGCCAGGTCGATGCCGAGATAACACTCTTCTCCGGCAAAATCGGACAGCTTAAGCGTCTTGTCCGCCGCGGCCATCCACTTCTGCAGGTTGTAAAATGCCGCTTTAGAACTCACCCATTTGTTGAAATGCTTGGTGAGTATTTTGTTAGTCTGGCTGGGCGTGGACATCGCCAGCAGCTGCTTGGCCTTGAGGAATCCCTCTTTCACCGAAATGTTATAATTCGGATTGGCTTTTATCAGCGATTCCGGCTGTGTCCAGTCGTCCTCTTCATCCAGGGTGTAGATAATCCCGAAAATCGCTTCGTTTTCGCCCCCCTCCCTGATGCGCTCGAGTATCTCCACTACCTGAGTACGCTTCTCATAGCATGGCGAGGCAATATCGAAACCCGCCGTGGTGATTATTAGCGTGATGGGCTGCTGCCTCGCCCCCATCCCGGTGGTCATCGTGGTATAGAGCGCGTCAGTATCGTGCTCGTGATATTCGTCGATGATGGCACAGGATGGCGAATCACCATCGCCGGGGTCGCCGATAACGGGCGCGAACAGGGAGCCATCCGGGCGCGTCATTTTCTTCGCCCAGGGTTTGATGCTGAACTTCTGGCGCAGAGCAGGAAGCTTTTTCACCATTGCTAAGGCAGGGGCAAAGACTTTCCAGGCCTGTTTTTCTGTCGTGGCGCCACAGTAAACTTCCGCTGCGTACTCACCATCTGCGCAGAACATATAGTTACCAACGGCCGCGGCGATCGCCGATTTGCCGTTTTTACGCGGCACCTCGATGTAAATCTCAGTGAAGCGACGAACCCCTGTGTCCTTGCGCACCCAGCCAAACGGAACGCCCAGCGAAAATTTTTGCCAGGGTTCAAACTCAATACGGAGTTTTCGCTGAGCCCACTCGCCGGAGGTATGCGGCATTTTCTGTGAGAAACGAAGGAAACGTTCTGCTTTATTTTTATCGAAGCGGTATGGCCAGCGTGGATCTTTGGCGCGCTCCAGGTCGTCCAGATGTCGCTGACAGGCAAGAATGGTTAACCGGCAGGCCAGTATCTTCCCGTTCACGACGTCCCGCGCATACTGGTTCGCCGCATTGACGTTCGGATATGTAGCCATCAGTCAAACTCATCAAATTCATTCCCTTCATCGTCCGGATCATTTTTACCGCTGGTCATTCTTATGCGGCTGAGCGGGTCTAACCCGAGAAGTGAACCCAGACGGGCGAGTTGCGAAACGGAGTCATTACGAACATTGACTGCAGGGTGTTTTTTTTCACCCCCCATTTCACTTGATACGGTCAGGCCGTCTTTCGCGATGACTTTTTCGGCCTCAACCATCAGGTGAAACGCATTGCAGTACGCCAGAAGTAGCGGCGCGTCCTCGAGATCAAAAACGCCGCGTTCGATTAAAATTTTGCTCTGCGTTTTCCAGATGCGGATCGCTATATCGCTCATTAATTCATCCGGCGGCGCGATCCTGGTCAGCTTGCTCTTCAGGTTTGAGGGTAAATTACGCTTGCGGCCAGCACCGGAAGAACGCACAACACCAGCCATTAAAACCTCCAAATCAATAGGCGAAACCTTCAGGAAAAAAGTTTCTTATTTTGGGCGCGTAAAAATTTGATGAGGCGGGCAGTCCGGAGGGGCAAAGGCTGGAGAGATTTACCCTCCCCCCCGCCTGCCTGACAGGCGCTCTCGCGCCGTCTTCGCCCGATGACATGGGGTACACAGGCTTTCAAGGTTGTCGTCACTGTCGCTGCCTCCGTGCGCCAGCGGCAACCTGTGGTCTACGCTGGTCGCCTCGGTTATTGCTCCACGGCGCAAACACTCCTGACATAACCCTCTGTCTCTTTTGAGAATACGGAGACGGGTCTTATCCCATGACGCACCATAGCCGCGCTGATGACGGGATGCGCCGGGTTTGTACTGTCTCCAGCCCTCGCCCCTGTGGTCATCGCAGTATCCGCTTCGGTCCGTTGTAGTCTGCCTGCACCCTCGCTTACGACACGCCTTAGGTGTTCTCGCTGGCATTGCTGACCCTCCGGAATGCATAGCTGCTAATGCCGTCACGCCCCAACATGCTCTCAATGGTGTTATGTTCAGCACAGACAAAACCCTGCGCGTCAAACCAGCGCCGGATACCTTCGTCGGTGAAATACCAGATGTGCTCGTCCTTGCGGTAATGCCGGGACCTCAGGATATGTTCTGCGCTCTTGAAGACAGGCAGAGACACAAACACCCACTGGCCGGCACGCGCTACAGCTGCTTCTGGATCGTCGATGTGCTCCAGCGAATCCCAGAACGTTAACGCGGGGAAATCACCGTCAGGAAAATAAGGGTCGTAAAGGTTCGCCCAGCGGCCACCAGCTTTAAGCCACGCTATCCCTTCAGGATTAACGTCATAGCCCCAGGTATCAGTCCGCGTCTCCACGAACTGCCCGGAACCTATCCCCACATCAAGCACTTTCCCCTGATGGTGGCGGGCCACCAGCTGGATGCGCGCTGCATTTAGCTGCATCCCCATGGTGGTCTGCGCCATCTGGCGA